TATAAGAGAACCTAGTTTAGTTCCAAATAATAGATATCCAGCAAGTAAAGTAGGCCACCAGGTTCCTAAGAAATCAATAATATTTTCAATTTTCTTTTTATTTTCTGGGTCACCAAACCAATCCAATAATTTAAACAGTGCTCTACCTAAAAACACTGTCAAAAAGAATTTAAGTATTTTATCAAAGATAGACTTTACTGGAGCAATAATATTCTTTGCTGTTTTGACTAATGCACTCTCTCCTTTTTCTAATTTATTTTCTCTAATAGATCTTTTTTCTCGTTCATCTTTTTTTCTTTCCTTATTTGCTTTCTTTTCCTCAAGATTTTGATCTTTCTTTATAATATCAAGAATACTATCAATACCCTTTAGGATATCATCAAAGTTATTTTCCTTATCTTCCTCTACTGGATCAACATTAATCTTCTGTTGTTTTGGTACAACTAATGCACCACTAGCACCAAGAGAACCTACTTCTTGATTATCAGATTCTTTCTTTCTATTCAAAAAATTGTCAACGAATCTGCTAAACTTATCACTATCATTCCTTGTTTTAAACCCTTCCTTTCTTTCCTCAGTGGTTAGTTGCTCACCTTCAATGGTGCCTTCTGCTATTAACTCATCACGATATTTGGCATACTTATCCTCACCAAAAAATTTGGAAGGGACAATTGCCGATGCTTTGATTGTAGTTACCTTTGGTTCTGGAGTTTCTTCTGCTGGTTCATCTTGAATAGAACCTAACAAATCATCAAGACCCTCTGGAATATCTTCTTCCTCTTCCTCACCAATCATATCTCTTGCCATCTCATGCAGGTCAGTATCATTACGACCTTGAATGAGTTTACTATCTAAATCACTAGTCTCTTCAGCATCTAAAGAATTATAATACTTAGACAAGATAACAATTTGGTCATCAGAAAGTTTGGCAACAAGATCCTCTCCCAGCATTTTGCTGTAAGTTTCTCTTATCTGTACCTTACTTCTTCTAGCCATTTGCTGTCTGCTGCTTTAACTTTTCATCTTCAAGATGCGCTTGCAATAATCCAACGTAAATGTCTCTTTCCCAAGGAATAAGATTTTCAAGTTCAGTTAATGAATATTTATGGTACTGTATCAAGGCAAAATTGAGACGATAATAACTCTCAAGATCCATGTGGATCATGCCTACGCGAAAAAACTTGACAGTCCCTCCAATACAACTACACTTTCTACTTTAGTATTTGGATTAGTTACAGTAACAGAGTGAGACAGTTTAGGCATTGTCTCAAAAAATTTCTCAATATCTTTGAACTGGGTAGAGTTCATTGACTCAACGAATTCTTTAATCTCTTTTTTACTACAGTCTGCTGCTGCCCATACCTCTTCTTCAGTATAAATTTTATCAATACAAGATGCAATCAGTTCAAAGGATTGATCCATTGCATTTTTATCAGTAAAGTCAAAATTATTTTTAATAAATTGATCCAGTGATGGATATTTCATTTCCATCATGATTGTAGGATCAATTTTGATTTGCTTACTGTGGTTTTCGTTTTTCTGAATTTGAATATCATCAAGGTCAATGGTCACAGGAACCTGTGTTTCTTTATCATCAGGGCAAACGATATTTACCTCAATCTCTTCACCAACAGACTTACCTCTGATGTTGAGAAATAAGTATTCAATATCAAATGTAGGAAGTTTCTCTACCTTGATACCCTTTGTAATAATACAACTTTGAATGACCGTTTTGATTGCATTAGTGATTTGTTTATTGTCTTCACTCTCTAATGCAATAACAAGAACCTTTTCTTCTTTAACTAGAAATGGTCTATATGTTATTTTTTCTTCTGTTGATGGCAACTCAAGTTCATATCTTGGCGTAACAATCTTTGGTAAAGGCATAATATCCTATAAAGTTCAGTGAAATTATTTATGAGGGGTTTTAAAATCCTTGATGGTCTTCAACGATGTATCTGAGATAAGTCATTGACACAGTACACTTCAATAAATCTGTAGAACTATATGATAAAGGCATCGAATTTATTGCAATAGGATATGCATCCCTAAAAGTATAAGTTAAATTTAATCCATGATCTTTTTCAAACTTAGTTATACGCATATCCTTTTTATATTCTTCAGGATATTTTACCCTATAATCATATCGACTTGATGCTCTAACATCTCTTTCATCATCTCCAACAATAAAGTTAATCCAGTTTTCAAAGTATCTAATCTGAGTATAGTTTTCTCCCTCAACGTAAAAAGTTAAATCAATTCTATCATCATACATCCTTCTATATGCATTTCTTTCAGTAACACCATGCCTATCACCTGTAATTTCTTGAGTGTTTAAAGATACTCCAGGGAGAGATGCCTCAGAACAGGACATATTAAACTCAACAGAAGTTTCACCATCTGATGGAGAAGTAATACTAACAGAAAATTTTGATGTTAGTGATGGTCTTAATAACGCACTTTTTATTTCTGCTACTGATCTAGCTTGTGCCATCTAAATAGTTTTTGAGATTATATACTATGTATGGCGGAAAGTAATAAAAGTAAGTATTATCCTTCCTATCCAAAGAAATATAAAGGCAATCCAAATAATATTATTTGTAGAAGTAGTTGGGAAAGAAAGTTTTGTAGATATTGTGATTTGAATGAACAGGTTCTTGAATGGGGCAGTGAAGAATTTTACATTCCATACATCTCCCCCGTTGATAGCAGAGTTCACAAATACTTTCCTGACTTTATTATGAAAGTTAAGGAGAGCACAGGTAGAATTAAAACATATGTGGTGGAAGTAAAACCAAAAAAACAATGTGCTCCACCAAAGAAACCAAAGAGACAGACAAAAGGTTATTTGTATGAAATGAAAACCTATGCTGTTAATCAAGCAAAGTGGAAAGCAGCAAAAGAATTCTGTGATGATAGAAGAATTGAATTTAAAATCATAACAGAAATCGAACTAGGACTCCGATGAACCGTATCGAACCCATACTTAAAACTCTGAATGAAACTACTGATGCTGAAAATCAAATGGAAATGATTATGGAGGCACTGAACGATACGGTAACTCCTGCTCCAGATGAAGGAATCATTTGTACGTTTGTTTATAATGCAAAAACTCCTGGTATTACATACGATCAACATCCTTTAGTTGCTGTGACTGAGTTATTTTCTTGGGGATTTCGTGGACTTAACTTTCATTGGCAAGAGTATCGTCAATATACATGGGAAGAACTAGCAGGTCAAGTCTATATTTTAAACAGAACTGAACTTGATGACTTGTTATCAATACAATATGGAAAATTCATACTAAATAAATAAAAACCCTGCGTAATGGCAATACAGAGATCAAGTAGAGCATTAGGTAGTCCTAATACCATCCCAACTACTTTAGAAGTAAACGATGAGACGGGTGAAGCTTCTTTGTATGTAAATAACGGGATTAGGGGCAGAACTTTACTCGCAACCGCAGATAATATTGGTGACGAATGGGATCTAAAAAATCAATTTCGTAGAAGGTGGAATGCTGAAAATGATCTTAACTTAAGTAGAGCAGAATTTTCAGATTTATTCAATACTGATATATCAAAAACACTTAATAATGATAAAGCATTTCTTATAAACACACACGCATCTAATGATCTCAGAGCAGTTTTAAATGATGCGGGAGTTCCTGGAATAAAGGATCCCTCTGATGGAACAACTCCTGGAGACACCACAGGCACTCCATCAAGAGCAGAAACAGGCACTGATGAAGGAGGAGGAGGAGATACTAATGGAACATCTAGTAGTGCAGCAGCTGATGGAACTGGAAGTGGATACGGATCAAATACCTCATCTCTTACTAATATAACAATTGATGGTGTAGAAGGACAAGGGATGCCTAGTGGGCAATTAAGATATCCCTCCGATATGTCCAGTACAATGAACAAACTTCAGATTAATATTCTGGAGTATAGTCCCAAAGGAGTTAGTTCTGGTAATGATCTTAATATAAACGAAAGACAAAAAGGT